CTGTTACTGGCGACCAGCTGCCATAAATATTGATCAGCGATTTTACCGGCTCCCCCAGCTCGGGCAGATCCTTAACGCCCTTGGGGGTCAGCCCATCGGGCATGAGTTCTACGGTTTTTATGGTGCCGTCTGGGTTCTCATAGATGAGCGCACCGCCAAAAAACAAGTTCGAATACCTCAGAGGCACCAGACGCACGCGGGTTGGGTTGCCGTCCTTGTCGTACCAGCTGAAAACGCTGCGTGTGAGGCCCATATAAGCCGTGACCTCTTCAACATAATGCGGGGCGAACAGATAGACGCCCAGCGCCAGCCCACCTACGCTGCCAAAGGGGGTGGCATCGGTCGGCCCCCATTGATAGGAACCGGCATAAGGCACGGTAGCGCCGGGGGTAAAGGTCCCTTGTCCCGTGGCTGTTACGGTCCCGGTGCTGGCGCTATCCCATGTGGCAGTTTCGCTGATGTCCTCAAACCATTTGATTGACCAGCCTTTAACCTCTGCTCCGTCCAGGGCAAAGGCAAGCCGATATTCAAATTCGCTATGCGTGTGAGTGGTAACGCTTCCGTTCACGTTGCTATAGGAATCGTATTCCCTGGGGCCACTTTGACTGCCAGCCGGTGAGTTCAATTTGATAGTGACCAGCTCGGAAATAGTCCACTCATGGCGCTTACCGGTTTCGTCATAATGAATGCCCACGGTATAGCCGCTAAAGCCTTGCCGTCCGGTCGCGTTGTTATAGGCGGTATGTTGGACTAGGCGCTGATAGGTATAGCCCGGCATGACCGGCTCACTGGTGTTTTTGAGGTAGATTTTGCTGGTACTGCCCCCGGTTGCCGTTTGCCATGAGTCCGGCTGTCCTTGCGGTGGCTCATCAATTACCGGGCCTATCGTTTGCGCCCTGTTCTTGATGACCGTTACCACTGGCGTGCAAGCCGTGCCGGGGCCAGTCAGTGCTATTTCAAACCAGCCAACAGGCCGCCAGTACATGAAGTCACCCTTGCTCAGCCGCGTGTAGACCCGTACCGCGATCTCATACGCGGCGCGGTCACCCGTCTGGGTGGCGTGCCAAAGGCGGTGCCGTAGATCTCCGCTCAAGTCTTCCAGGCCATTCAAGCTGGGGGCGTCTTGGCCTAGATCCGGCACGGTAAGGGGGTAGGTGTACACCTCACGCTTTGCACCTAGCACCCCGAACCGGGATAAAGTGATTTCCGCTTGGCCTCCGCTGTAGTGGTTCAATCCTATGTTTGTCGTAACGTGCCAGACGGCCCCGGCTGGGTCGATGTAGAGCCAGCCGCCTAGCCATTTTCCGTGCAAGTTGCCTGCACCCATAACTGCCCTATCCCACCATGCGCGCCCGGTGGTGGCATCGTCTGCGGTCTGCTCGGGTGTTCGTTCTATGGCGACGGCTAGCGGGTGCTTGATGAGGATAGTAGCCCCGGATTGCCACTGTTCGCCGGGGTTGTCCATGGAAAACTTGATTGTTTTGCCGTTGGCCAGCTTAAGACTTGAAAAGTCGGCTAAACCATGCCACGGGCACCCCCATGGGGGAACGCCGGGGGTCATTCTTGAACCGCCGTGCCGCTAGGATCCGCCAATTGAATCACTACCTCTGCCCCATTGGCGTCAGTCAGATTCAGAGTTTTAATTGCGGGTAGCACAAACAGGCCATCCGAGCTAGTTAGGCCCCGTTCGTGATAGTCCCGCTCGGGTATGTTCTTTTGCAGGGTCTGGCCCGTAGCAGGGTCGGTGACAGTCCCCACCTTGGTTTTCTCGGTCAACGGGCTGGCGATGCCCGCTGTGTTCTGTGCCTTTGGCGGGCTATACACCCCAACACCGCGGGTGGGCGTCACGCCGCCTCTTTTGTCCAGGGCACGCAACGTTGCTGCCTGGGTCGCCGGGTTGACCAGCCTGTTGAGGTCTTCAACGCTAATGCCGTTACGCTCAGCGGTGATACGCGCGCCTATAGCGCGGCGCTCGGCTTCGTTGTTTGTGCCTATGGCACGGCGGGCAGCTTCATTGTTTGTGCCGATAGCCCGGCGCGCAGCTTCATTTGCAGCACCTATGGCGCGGCGCTCTGCTTCGCTCATGGGTTAAAGCTCCAAAAGATCATTGGGAATTCCCACCTCTATGGTGGCGGCCACATCGCTGATGTGTTCATCACGCAGCGTCTCTGATACCTCGGGCGCAGTGATTTTGAATTGTCGTGGGTAGGTTTCGGTGCCTGCATAGATAGCGGTGTAATTACCGATGAATCCATCTATTTCCTCGTTATAGGGCTGAGACGTCTGCCCCCCCAACTGCGTGGCCAGCACAAAGCTTTTGGCCCCGGTGTCGGTGATAGATGGGACGGCTACCGGCGGCAGGCTCAATTCACCGGTAGCGGTTCCACCACCGCGCATGATGGCAATGGAAAGGGTGGTGATTGCTGAACCTTCTTCAAGATCAAATTCATCTTCTATCCGGCGGCATTTGCCCTGTGCCTTGATCCCCTGATCCTCCACGCGCAAGGTATGTACAAGGTCAACACCCAAGACCATGGAGGTGGGCTCAGTCCATCTGACGGTTGTGTCACGGTGAGTTCGGTAGATGGACGTTGAAGCCTGTTGGACAAGCACCCGCATGGCTTCATCACGGCGCTGGACATTGCCAAGATCGGTAAAGCCGTTTTCACCCCCGGTGATGGGTTCCTCTTCCCATGTTTCAGCCCGTTCATCCACCACTTCCAGGGCTAGACTGTCGCGCGTAATCTGCTCCCCAGCCTGAGCGATACTGGCTGGAGCCGTGATCCTGATGGTGTACTGATCACGCATCTGCTGAACCCAACGCCGGGCAGCGCTGAAGCTGACTTCAAGAAAAAGGTCAGTGTAGTAGTTGATCCAGGGGCTGCCTGTCCCGCATGGGTCTGGATGGCTGGGGGGCAGGATGTAATAAGAGGCGCCAAGCAGGGTTTGTCCGCTTCCGCTGACGGCGCTTTCAAGCATATCTTTGGTTGGAAGCTCAGTTGAATTACGGCGCCATTCACAGAACCCCTGCCCGCCTGAAAAGGGTTCAGTGCCCGCATGTTTCCAATAGTAGGTATTGTTCTGTTGCCACAATCTGGCGTATCTATACCCGCCTTCGATTTCAACAACGTTGGTCAGGCTGTCCAGTTGCGCCAGCTCAACCGTGATGCCCTGATAGATCGTCGAACCTTCCCCAAAGGTATAAGCCGGGGTTTCTGCAGCCAGCCAGGGGGTGACACGTAACTCACCGGCCGGGGATGCGTCCAGGCTGACAGGGCGGGTATTCAGTCGCTCGATGGCATAGTCCCACCGGCTGCGCCCTTCCGTTGGCTGAAACACGTCTGCGCTCCAGTAGCCCCCCACCAACGCATCAATTTCCGCAATGGCCATGGCTTCAACCCGCTTCTGCAGCTGGTCCGTGCATTGAAAGGTCATCACTCGGCTGGTGGGATCATAGGACGGGTCCGAAATTTGGCCGGTATAGCGGCGGGTCTGCGTTACCTTGCCTTTGACTTCACTGATGAAGTCAATTTCGATGGCCCGCCCTATCCAGTCCGTAGGCACGACCGGTCCCGGCTCCATCTGGATGGCCACCGTCGCAAGCCCGCTTGCGCCTTCCTCACGGTCAATCGTGGCGGTGCCGCGCAAGCGTTCGCTGAAGTCCTGGCCATTGATACGCACGACCAAATCCCATTTAAAGGACAGGTCAGGCACAACAATAACGGGGTCAGGGTTATTACCGCCGCCGGTGCCCGGTTCTGTGCCTGGGCTGGTCGGTTGGGTACTGCTCGCGCCAGAAAGCCCATTAAGGGGATAGCTGTTTAGAGGACCGCCGTTGATCATCAGGCTTCCTCTAACGTCATCGTCCAGTCATGAACACCGCCCGCCGCGTTATCCATGCCTGTTTCAGGCGGATCAGTCTTGACCATGAAAACAGGCATCCAAGAAACCCGGTAAAGGCTCGCGCCTGGGTAGGGCTCAACCGTTGCGGTCAGCCCATCCAGGCTGACAGGGGTGCGATACCAGATATCGCCCACCAGAGCATCAGCCCACGGCGCCTGATCCGGGCGGGGTTGTGAAATAAGCGTCAGCGTGGTGCCTGCACTGCTGACCACCTGGGGATTGGTGCAGCGCAGTTCCAGTGCATCATCATAATCCAGGCCATCCAGCCCGGGATTCAGCCAACCTGACCCTGATAGGGTGATGCGGGTTTTGGACCAATGCCGCATGGATACCAAATCACCTTTGGATAAGCGCACGCGCGCCCTGCCCTCACTGCCCCTGATGTAACGCTGCTGGACGGGTCCTGCTTCAATAACAATGGGTATCTTGCCCAACATGACGGGGACTGATTCAGCCATCGGGTCAAATCCTTAGTTGGTACGGGTGCGGCCGTACTTGCGCCGCAAGATGCGCAGCTGGTCACGCTGGGAGGTGGGGACCGACACAGACAAGGCATCACCGCCGGGCAACGCCAAATCCATGGTGCCAAGGTAGCTGTCATCGCCGCCGGTGGCGACCGCGCCACCCACAAGCCCACCGTCAGCAAACTTGGGTATGTGCAGCCCGTTCATGCGCTCCAGTAAAGCCGTGCCATAGCGCTGGACGGCGGCGGCACGCATAACGAACTCACCGTTTGAAAGCCGGGCCAGGATGCTGTCACTGGTGCCCGTACCGGGGCCACGGATAGGCCCACCCTCGGCAAAGCCCGGGAAGCTGACAGCGCCTGTGCCGACCGGCGCAGCCAGGCCCGCCATGTCAGCTGACGCTGTGACCGTGACAGGAATAACCATTTTGCTTTTCAGGTCATCAGCCAGCGTGGAAAGCTGGGTGCGCAGTGCATCAACGCTGGATGTGTCCAGGCCAAAACTAAGCGTGGTGGTTTTGGCCAAGGTGGCCTGTTTGGCCAGGAGTTCATCAAGCGCGGCCGTGTTGACTGTCTGTTGCGCCTGAGCGTTTGCCGCTTCCACGGCGGCCGCTTCATTGGCCATCTTTTCAAATTCTTTGGCCAGCCCGGCAAAGCCATAACTGTTTTCACCAGCCTGCTGCAGCTGCTGCAGGGCAGCAATACCCTGGCGGGCCTGATCAATCGCGCTCTTTGTATCGCCTGCCTGCAGGGCATTACGGGCATTGACTTTCATTGCCTGAACGTCGCCAAAACTTGCATCTGAAGCCGGACCCGCCTGAATGCCTTTAACAGCGGCCGCAAATTCCTTTTGAATAGCCAGCTGCTGATCAAGCGCGCTTTTAACCTTGCTGTTGGAAGCCCTCAGCCGGTCCTGTGCTGCGCTGATCTGCACGTCAAGGTCAGCAATGATCTGTTCACGCACGCGCTTGAGGTTGTTTCTGTGCTCCTGCAGTTCGGTGATCTGCGCTTTATTGGCCTGCTCTGCCTGCGTGGCCTGGGTGTCGGCCTGCTGTTTCATCTGCTGCGTCTGTTCAGCAATAACCTTGATGATGGCGTCTTTTTCAGCCTTGAGCGTGGCCAGCTGCTGGCGTAATCCCTCGGCCGCGGCCTCCGGCACTGAAGCGATGCGCGCCTCAAGCAGTGCAATCTCTCGGTCAATAATATCGGCCCGGGTAATCTGCCCTGTCAGGTCAGCCATGGTGCGGCCGATTTCTTGGCCAAAGTTTGCAAAGCCTGATGTAGCCTTCACACCCAAGGCGGCAAGCTTCACCAGGGCAGCGGTCAAAAGTCCTATGCCCTGGGAGACTTCTGGGTCTTTCAAGACGGTGGCCAATTCTTTTAGCTGCTCAATCAACGGGGTCATGTCGGTACTGCCAACCACCTGATTGAAGCTGTCTTGCAGCTGGGTCATGGCCCCGCCTACGGTTTCGGGCATGGTCGCGGCTTCTGTGCGCAGGCGCGTCAGCTGTCCGATTAACGCATTCCCAACCACGTCTGCCGTCAGCTTGCCCTGCTCCGCCATCCCGCGCAGGGCGCCCCGGCTGACATTCAGCCCATCGGCCAGGGCCTGCATCAAACGGGGCGCTGCTTCGTTCACGCTGTTGAATTCATCACCACGCAAGGCCCCGGCTGCCATGGCCTGTGAAAACTGGATGATAGCGGCATCGGCCGCCTGGGCTGATGTACCGCTAACCCGCATAGCGGTTGAAACCGCTTCAGTGATGTTTAGGATGTCAGCCTGACTGCGGCCCGCTTCCTTTAATGGCCTGCTGATCGAACCGTAAAGTGAGTAAAGCGATTCAACCGGCGCGCTCACCTGTTTGGCAATGCGCGCAAGCTCGGTTTGCGCGGTGTTGAATTCCTGCTGGCTTGAGGTGGCCAGCTTCAATCGGGCATTCATCAGGTTAAAGGCATCAGACGTTTCTGCTATGCCTTTAACCATGCCCACAAAGGCGCTAGCGGATAAATACGCCCCGGCTGCCTGTCCGGCCGTTTTCAGCTTGTCGTTGATGGAATCAACAGACCGCGCAACATCGTCAAACGCAGCCTTACTGTTGTTCTTTCCTTCAATGACGATCTGCGTTGAGACTTTACGTGCCATCAGGAAAGGTCCTTCAGAATCTTCTTGAACACAGACGGCTTAGCCTTTGCGTTGCGGGCAATGAGGAGTGCCATGCGCTTTTGCGCCCGGTCCTCATCATTGATGCTTTGTAAAAATGCTTCGATTTGCGCCAGCGTATAGCCCTGAATATCCGGTAAGCGGTGGCCATGGCTGATCAGCTGGTTGACGACTGTTGGCCAACCCGTTCCAACGCCGCCACCAGTGCCGGAAGGGCTTGACCGAAAAAATCAGCATTGACCCGGATAATTTCCGCAAATAGCTGAATGGCCACCGATGCAGGCAGCTGGGCAGCCCGGCCGGTGTCCATGTCTGTGCAGTTGCAAATCATGGTTTGCAGCCTGCCGGTCTGGCGTTCAGCAAAACCATGTATCTGATCGATAGATGCATGATTGAGTAGCGCCAGAACATCAGCGGCCAATTTGGCAAAGGTGTCGAAGTGCGCCAGGGCAACCGGGCGTATTAACACCCGGTCATCCCCCACCAGCACCGTTTCACCCTCGGGAAAAAGGATGGCGTGCCCTGTCATTCATCCACCACTTCAGTTTCAAAGCGCAGGATGTTTTCAATGTTCTGACCCACGATGTTGGGATCAGGCAGCATGCGAATGGAGACGGGCACAGTGCCGAAATCCGCGCCAGGGTTCAGCGGGAAACCACCGTTCAGGCTGATGCGGACATAGTAAGCAGTAGTGCGGCGCTTTTCGTTGTTGCCTGCTTCGTTGACCTGCTCACACATGACGCGAAAGAACTTGCGGCCGGTGATGAAGGGGCGCACAAGGTCAACGGTTGGGTAGGTATAGGCAACCGTCAGCGGCAGGCTGCGCAAGTTGTCATCATCCGGGTCAGGGGCAGCGGCATTGATGGCGTCAGCCAGGGGGCCACCCGCCAGGATACGAATACCCCCCGGGGTAACGGCATAATCGACGTTCAGCGTATAGGTGGCACCGCCTGCGCCTTCCCCGGTTACGGACGTCACCGCCAGGGGCATGTTCACAAGACGAATGGTGCGGCCCACATAGGCGCGCACGGCTTCTGCATCCACGGTGCCCGACGGGGTACGCTCAACCGATCCATAGAGGCATGCCGCCATGGCAGCCGGGCTGAAGGCTACCGCATCGCCAGTCATGTTCAGCGCAGTGGTGGACGTTACGCCGTCATATTCAGGAAGGCCCACACGGGTGGGATCACCAATGGTGATTTCATTGGTTTCAGGCTCAATCGTGACGTCCTGAAGCTTGAAAATCTCTTGGAAATTCCATGACGGGTACGCGGCCACATGAATGGGACCACGGAAAAGCTGGGTGTAAAGCATATTGTCCATCTGCGGGTGCTCCGGTGGGTCAGCGGTAGGTTGCAACGTAGGTGACGGGCACCAAAACCGTTATGGAACGGTTCGTGCTGCCCTCGGTGGGGTAGGTATATTCGGCTTCGTCCTCTTCCTCGCTCATGCCGGGAAAGGATCGTTCAAAGGGGTCCTGGCCAATGCCCAACGCACGCAAGATGTCTTCATGGACGGCGTTCAATTCGTCATCACTGGCCAAGTGGCTGAACACGACTTCAAGTGCAAAGGTGCGGATGCGGGTGGCCTGCACGCTTGCCCGGGTCTGCCTGCGGTCATGTTCGATGCGCTGCAAAAGATAAGGACGCTTGGCCCCGCTAGGCACCTTTTCGCCGTCCTTATATATATGGGATATGGATGTTATGAAGCCGTTATCAGGATGAATGGCTGATAACGCTTTGGTCATCGCCTCATTCAATGTGCGTGATGTATGCATGGCATCTATATGGGATATGGATAAAGGATCAGGCGCGGGCGCCCTTGGCTATCTCTTTGTTCATGCGCTTGGTGAATTCCTCTTGCAGGAATTCGTTGATAAAGCGGAATGATTCGGCGTTCGTCAGTTGCCTGAAGAAATAGGCGATGCTGGGACCGATAGCGCCCTTATAGACGCGACGCCGTGTGCCTTTGGCTCTGAGCCCGGCACCTTTAAACCCCTTGGACCTGAGCGGGAACCGCCCTTTACTGGCGGGGTTCACAAAACCGGCCGCTACCTTGCGGCCATTTAGGCCCCGCACATAAATGACGCCCCGTGTGGGCGCCACCACGCTATAACGCCAGCCGGGCCAGTCCACAACCGGTATGCCCGATGATGACGGGATGATCCTTGAATCATTGCGGTTCTTGCCTGCCCGCTTGATGACAAGGCGGCGGCGCAATTCCTGTTTGTCATAAAACAAGACACCAAGCTGGCGGATGTAGACCTTTTGCCGGGCCTGGGTGGCCGTAGTATTGAGTGCGCCCCGCATGACCGGATCAACTTTGCGGCGCATTCCTTCCAGCTGCTTCTTGGCTTCCTCCAGCCCTCTGATCTTGATGTTGACCTGCATCAGATACGCTCCAGCCAAAGACCACGCACCACGCCGTCATCCACGTCATCGGCAATGGCAATGACATTGAAGGTTTCCGTGCCTATGTACAGTTCGGCGCCCGCTTCCAGGCGGCCGGTTTCGATCTGCGCCACCTCGGCAAAGGTGCGATAGTCCACCACCTGCCCGTTTTGATCGTAAAAGGGGGTTTTGTAGCGTAGGTACACCCGGCAGGTCTGCAGCGGTACACCTGGGGCGCGATAGGCTGCAGAATCGCCGATCAACTCCCACGCGGTCATCACCAGTTCTGACCGGTCGCCTTTGAAGTCACGAACGCTGATCAGGTAAAACAAGCGGTCCCTGTGGCGTATGTACCGGCCATTTCTGAACGCATCGGAAAACCATGACCGCACTTCGATCTTTGCCGGTGAACGCAGGCCCGGCTGTGGGGGCACGTCGGCGGCTTCTTTGGTCTTGATCGAAACCCAGTATTTGCCGACTTCAATGGGGCGCAGGTCATCGCCGTTGACCAGCACATCGACCAACTTGTCTAGTGATCCATATTTCATGCTAAAGCCGGGTCCCTGCTTCTATTCAAGAGGTTCACAACGGCGGTGGTGATGGGGTCTGCGCTTTCATCCGCAGCCAAGTTGCCAAACACGATCAGGCAGGCCGCCTTGACCTGATAGGGGGCTTCCCTGGGGTCTTCGCCGTCAATGTCCCATGTGCCTGGGGCAACTTTCAGATAGTCCGTGATGATGGCTGATGCGTGTTCAAGCTTCTGACTCAATCGCGCATCGTCGTCTTCGTCGTAACGGCGGATGTGGATTTTCGCATCGTCCAGGGACACGATAGCCATATCAGTGCTTCTCCCCATTAAAGCCAAGCTGTGTCAGGTCCCGACCAGGGCGGCCGTTCTTGCCTGGGTCGCCTTTGTCACCTTTGGTGCCTTTTCCGTCCCGGCCTTTCTTGACCGCCATGCGCCAATCAGTCGATGCGCCCGGCTTGCCCTCGGGCATGTCCTTTTGAGCAACCCAGAAGCAGCCATCCCACGTGACGCCATCGCCTTTGAAATAGGGTTCTTCCCGGTCGGCGCGATAGATACCGGCATCAATGACCGTGGCAAGCCGTAGCTCTTTAACCTGGGATACATCACCGCGGCTAAAGCTAAGGCGCACGGTGCGGCCGTCGTCCAAGAGTTCAGCGTCAAAATCGTCCAGGCTGAAGCCATCCCGCCCGTCTTTTGGCGGTTCGATACGGTCAATGGCTTTCTGCAGCTGATCCTGCGCCCGGCGCTCAAAATCCAGCGCCCACTTGGCCTGCTCCCCTTCATAGATGGGCTTGAAGTCTTCTGCAGTCGGCACCCTGGCAGCGCTGGCCAGTGCCTCTTTCAATTGAGCAAGAAGCGGCGCCACCTGGGAATCAAGAGGCGTTACCAGCCGGTCAATGGCTTTCTGCAGATGGTCATTGGCGCGCCGCTCCCACTCCAGCGCCCACTTGGCCTGCTCGCTTTCAAACAGACTCTTGAAGTCTTCAACGGTGACGGGCTCGGCATCTTTGCCATCTTTAGGGATCGGCAGCGCATCAATGGCTTTCTGAAGGTCCGCTTGAAGGGTGGGCAGAACCTCATCAAGGGTCAGCACTTGCGGTTCCGGCACCTGCACCAGCTCGGCCGCGGCCTTTGCCAGCGCTTCGGGGTCCTGCTCGATGCCTTGAATGGTTTCAGACACTTCAACACGCAGAGCCTTGACCTGTTCGGCAAACTCGTCACGCAGCACGGTGGCGGAAGCTTGCACCGCTTCACTGATGACCGGGGCCAGAGCGTTTGCTAATTCTTCAATATTCGGCACGGGTCATCTCCTGAGCCTGTAAGCGCTTTTGCACCGCCGCTGCCAATGCCTTGGCATCAATCACGTCTTCAGTGGGTTCTGTCGTAGCGGCAGGATCAGCGGCGGGGGGTGTGGCGGGGGCAGGCGGTGGGGCTTGGTTGAAGGGGTCGCCCGCATCGCGCTTGGCCAATGCCGCCAATGAATAGTTTTGCTGCTGCATGACCGGCGATTCACCGCCATCAACCCCAGGCAGGTTCACGCGGCGTCTGGCTTCATTAGGCGCCAGCCAGCCACCGCCTACACCGTCATTGTTGGCCTTGTAGAGGGATGCGGTGTCCATGCGCAGAAGACCATCAAGGTCAAATTCGGTCCCATAGCCTGCTTCAGTCATTTCAAGACCTTCATCAAGGCATAGCTCAAGGTCTTCAATCAGCTTCTGCAGACAGTCGGTGTAATAGATTTGGTTCAGGATTTCGGCGTTGTTATAGGTGGGGGTGTTGCCCTGCCCGATCTTGTACGGGGGCACATGAAAGGTCGAACAGACGATTTCTGCTGTCAGTTTTAGCTGCTCGATCAGCTGAGAATCTACAGCGCTCATGCTCATAGGCTCATACTTGAGCCCGTCACCTACCACGGCCACCCGGCCGGTGTTATCACCTGAAAAGTTCTTTTCCCAATACTCTTTCAGGCGCTTGGCCGTCTCATCGCTGATAGCACCGGGCGCCGACAGCACCCCACCGGGGCGGCTGCCATTGGCAAAAAAGCCGGATGAATTGGTCTGGATGTTCAGCCCCTGGGAAGCCGTCAGTCCGCTTGCAAAGATGGGGGACAACCCAACCAGGGGATGGAACAGGCAATTCATGCGGTCATGAATGATCTCAGACGCAGGCACAATCAGGTCATTGGCAACGCCTGACAGCGGATCGACCGAAAGCCGGTAGTAGACCGAACCATCTTCGGCCACCAGCGGAAATACCTTGCGCGGATCAAGCACATAAAGCCGGACAACCACATTGCGGGCATCACGCTGTTTCAGCGCATAGGTGTTGCCAGCAATCAGCTTGGAAATGGTCCACTGTTCAAAGAACTGAATGCGGTTCTGGTAATGGTTGGGCCTGCGCAGAACTGGTGAAAACGCATTGCTGGTGGTCTCCTGCCAAATGCCGTTGTTTTGGATGACCAGCTTTAAACGCAGTTTGCTGATGTCCGAACTGATCAGGGAAATACAGGCAAAAACGGCGTGATAGGCCAGCACGCTTTCACGGGTGATTTCCTTGTTTTTCTGCCATGCCCCGGCAAACGGCTCACGAATGGTGCCTAGATAGGGGGTGGCTGATGACCTGATTGGAACAGGGCTCAGCGCTTTCACGGGGCCATAAGTCAGCGCCATGGGCGCATGCGGTGTGAGCCCTTTGTAATCCATTATTTATTCACCTTCCGCTTGCATGTCTTTACGCTTATAGGTGCGCGTTTTCTTCACGGGTGGTGGGGTTTCGTTGGTTTCGCTATCCGTCTCACTCTTGGCAGCTTTGGCCTGGGCAGCGGTCTTGCGCTTGTCCTCTTCCACATATCCCAGCGGGCCAAGCACCCTGAAAAAGCGTTCCTGCATGGCGAACTTGTCACCCACCGCATGGCGGTCAAACGGCTTTAGCACTTTTACGTTAATCATGGTTTCCCCCTAAAGAAAAAGGGGCACCGCCAGGGTGCCCCGTGTGGCCTTATACCGTCGCGTCATCAGCGGTGTACGCTGCACCGGTGATGTACTGCACCGCGGCAGGGCGGCGGCGCTTCCAGTTGATGAAGCGCTCAGCGCGTAGGCCAACCATGTTGTTCTGCCAGAGGCTGACCAGCGTTTGCGCACCAGTGCCGGGGGCATCATCCATCTGCAGGGATGCTTCACGGCTGGCGTCCAGCACCACATCACCATCATCAGCCAATAGCACTTCAGAGGCGTTCACCAACGCGATGACGTTACCGGCAGACTCGCTGGTGATGACCGGAAGGCCCATGAAGGTGCCGCCGTTCATGGTCAGGCCGGGGAACTCATCCTGCCCAAGGGCGTTTTGCATCTGGCTGATGGCCAATGCCTGGGTGTTGGACATGATCCACACGCCGTTGGTGGGGGTCATGTTGGCGGCAATGAATGCCCCAAACACGGCGCGCACGTCACGACGTAGCGCGGCAGCGTTGGTGCCACTGGCTGGGATCGGCGCCACACCGTTGGTGACAGACGCAGGGCTGACGTTGGCCACCTCGGCCACGGCCGGATCAATGAACTGTTCATCACTGAACTGTGCAATGGTGGCGGTCAGGTCCTGCTGCACCAGGGCTTCAGCGGATGGGTTGGAAAAGCGCACCAGCTCATCGGTCAGAACCACGATGCCCGCAATCTTGGTGAAGCGCAGCGTGGTGGTGTCAAAGCTTAAACGGCTGACCGGCTTTGGTCGGCCCTCACCCACCCAGCCCACGCTTGAACCAGAATTCTGCCCGGGCATACGGATGTTAAACGGCACCCGGCGCAGTCCCTGAATACGGCCAACAATGGTCTGCGGGCGTAGCAGTTCGATGAACTCACCGGCCATGTCCTGATATTCAACCAGGGGCGCGGCAAAGGTTGGGTCAGTTGTGGAACCGGCCGCCACCGCCGCTTTCAGTACGCTTTCCACTTCAGGGGTGGATTCATGCCAGCGCTTGGAAATCTCATGCGCCTGCATCAGGTTTCCTTTGGCCGCCATCAGCGCCATGGCATAACGGGTGAATGCGGTGCCCTTTGGCAGGCTGCGCTGAACCGTGATCACGGCGCCGCTGCGAACTTCCAGCGCGCTACGCTCGGTGCTGGTATTTGCTGACGTCACAGGCACTGCTTTACTGATCAGCGTTTTTTCATGGACGCGCAAGCGCTCCAGATGCTCATCAATGGATTTCAGCTCTGTGCTCAGCGTGTCGTAGTCCTCGGTTTCGGCCTCATCCAGCGTGCGGCCTTCTTCAGCGCTTTTGGTGATGATGGTTTCCATGCGCTCTGCCGCGGCTTTGCGCTTGGCTTCAAAGGATGCAATCAGTTCTTGAATATTCATGTTTTCGGGCCCCTCGGGCGTAGTTGGTTTGGGTTTTTCAGGTCCCGAAACGCCGGGGAGGTCTTGCAGATGAACAACGCCTTTGCGCGTATGGCCTGACGCGGCCAGCTGTTTGGCGTCGATTGACTTGATGGTCAGGATGGTGGCTTCTACCTGGGCAGGAATGGTCACAAGGCTTAGTTCGAACCAGTCCCACGCCTTGAAACGCAGGCCGCCACCCTTGATCACTTCAACCTGACCTTGTACCGGCTTAAAGCCGACTGATACGCCGGTGACTAGCTTGTGCTTGATGGATTGCCACGCCTCATCCACACGGTCTTTCAGCACGCCGGGTTCAAGAACCTTGGGCAGACGCGCCCGAAACGGAATGCCTTTAGGGGTGGGCTGGGCAAACTCAACAAGGCCAACCGGCAGGTCATGCTTGTGCTGCCACAAAAGCGGCATGGGAGTCTTGAAGCGGGCCCCCATGGGTTCTACAACGTCACCCACTCGGTCAGGGGCAGGCGTCGATGCAATGCCGGTTATGACTCGCTCGTCGCCGTCCTCGTCAATGGATTTGACGGTCATGACTGAATGGGCAAAGTGCATTTTCTGTGCTCCAGAAACGACAAAACCCGCCAAAGGGCGGGTTTATTAACTGAGGTAAGACGGGGTTAGGCGGTGGCCTCTTCGTACAGGCGCTGGCGGAGCAAGTAGCCCTCCAGCTGCCAGATTTTGTTTCTGGCGTTATCGCGGGCCACCTTGCGGCCAATTTCCTCATCAAAGTTGGCCGGACTAACCGCGGCACTTTCACCCGTGACAGAAAAACCGTTTCGCAGCTCCAACAGGCACACCGTCACGGTGGTGCCTGGGAAGATGTGGAAGTCTTCACGGACAATGGCGGCATCAATCTGATCAGGTGTCAGGCGCGGTGCATTCAAGCCCTTGGCTTGAATCTGTCGTTCAAGGCTTTGCTCACTCATGGGTCAGGCTCCTAGAAAGAACATTTCATATTTGGGCGTTTCGTCGGGCTTCACTAGCGATGCCTGCAGCCTGCCCATGGCCATAAGCAGTGCAACAAAATCGTCGATCTTGTCAGCGCTTCTCTTCTTGTCGGGGGCCTTGTTCAGGTTCTCATCCTGACGCGCAATCAAATTGGATGCGCACCAATGAAGCAGCGGATCACCACCATGACAAAGCTTGCCGCCGACATAAGCCAGTTCCAGCGCTTGCATGGCGGGTTGGTAACTTTTGGTGCCCTGCCTGAACTCAACCATGGTCACGCCCGCTTCACTGAGCCTGACCGCAACGTCTGTGGCGTTCCACGGGTCATAGCCTACTTCCTGAATGGCAAAGCGCTTGTGCTGCTCAAGGATCACTTTTTCAATGGCCCGGTAGTCGGTCACGTCTCCAGGGGTCTGGATAAGCAGGCCCTGCTCAACCCACGCTGCATATGGGACAGTTCCACGCTCGGTGCGAAATGCCACGGCGCTTTCAGGCGCAAACCGCCATCCGTAGGTGAAATACGTGTCACCCACCAGCCAGACCAGCCGGAACGATGCAAGGTCAGTGGTGCTGGCCAAGTCCAGGCCGCCGTAGCAGGGGAAGTCCTGCAGCCAGTCAAGATCGACGGCGCCGCCGCAAGCCTGCCACTTGTTCAGGTCCACCCAACCGCCAGCGGTTGAGGCAATCCGGTTCAGGCGCTTGATTCTGAATTCGGCCATCTTCGACGGCATCTGCTTGGCTTCGATGGCTTCTTTGCGTATCGCCGCCAGCAAATGCGGGTTGACGTCCATCAAGGGGTTGGCTTTGATCCACGCGCTTTCATCAAAGTCCCCATCTGCCTTGATACCTGCGCTCTTGTCCTCATCGTCTACGGCGTAAAACACAACTAGGAAGTGATCCGCCGTGGTGCCGAAAACACCCTTCAACAGGTTCTTGGCAAACGCCCGGATTTCCGCCCATGGGCCTGGGTTGGTGTAGCCCTCTGTTGTCGTATAGAGCCAAAGCGGGTTATGCCGTGCGCCAGCGGCAGACGTCAGAACGTTCAGGAGGTCAGGCGACTTGTGCGCGTGTATCTCATCAAGCCCCACGTGCGACGGGTTCAAGCCATCCTGTGTGCTGGCCTTCGCGTGAATGGGTTTAAAACTGGATCCAGTTTCCATGCGGCTGATCGACTTTGCCCACGCCTGCAGGCCGAACGCCTCACGCAGCGCACTTTTCTTTTCCACCATTTTCTTTGCGGTGTTAAAGATGATGGCGGCCTGGGGAAAGGTGGTAGCGGCGCTGATCACCTGGGCACCCTCTTCCGGCTCGCAACACTCGCAATACAAAAGGATGCTTGATGACAGCGTTGATTTTGCGTTCTTGCGTGCTACTGCAAACAGTGCAGAAGTAAACCGGCGCGGGTAAAACAAATCATCATCACCATACCCTTCTATGCGTATTGGCTCGCGCTTTCTAAAACCAAACAGCTGCACCACAAAGAAGATGTGGGATGGATGCATGACAATGGTCTTGGTGTCCCATTGCCCTTCCACATGCGGCAGCTTTTCCATGAAGTCGCATGGATCATTGGCATGCCATGGATCAAAGAAGAAGTCACAGTCCTTGCGCTTGGCGCGCTTTAGATCATCAAGAAAACGCTGCGCAGCTTGGCGGATCATGACCCCGTGCTTTTTGCGCTTCTTATCGGCTACCGCTTTCTTTGCATAGTCGATGGCAATGCTTACAAAGTCACGCACTTGGCTTGCGGCGGCCATTGTTCGCAAACTCATTGCCGGTGATACCACCGTTGGGCGCAGCCCTGACCTTGCCTTGAGCAATCGGCGTCAGGCCAAAGTCATTGTGCAGGTTGCGCAGCGTGCCGGTCATGCTGGCGGTGGGTGCTTCCCCTGCAGCGTAGAGTTGGACGATTTTCCCATGCAGCCCGCACAAATGGGCCAATGGGCCAAGGCTGGCTTCAGTTAGCAAACGGTTAGCCATCAGGATGGGCACCAGTCGATGCCATTCTTTTACTGCGTGGGGGTTAGGTAGCCAATCGGGCGGATCGGGATAATTGGCGACCAGGGGGAGTTCAACCGCATCATCAGCGGGGGTGTCTCTGTCCTTGCGACCGGTCCCCGCAACCGCTTTTAACTGCGGCGGCTTTTTCGGGTTGGCCATATAAACCTCTTTTCAAAAAAACGGTTTTTCTCAACTGACTGCGTGAAAATCTGGCTCCCCCCGTCGTTCGAGACCGGGGGTCAAAAAAAGACAAAAAATACCCCCCCACCCTTGCACCAAAAAAGGGCAAACCCCCAAAATCATGCAAAATGCAAGGTTTTTTCATCGGGTCCGACAGGCGGTAGGGCCTCGGCGGTCAGGCCCACACGCGCACCAATCCGGTTGTGACAGGCCCAACACAGGGGGCGCAGATTGGATGCCACATAGGCAAGCTCGGGGTGTGTCTTGTACGGCTTGATGTGATCCACCAGTTGGCTAGGGGTCACACGTCCTTGCCTCTCACACTCACAGCACAGCGGATGCTCTGCCTTGTAGCGTTTGGCAAACTTGCGCCAGGGCCATGACTTATAGAAAGAATCTGAAGCATCACGGCGCTTGTTGTAGTCCTGATGGTTAGCCAGTCGGGCGGCCTTGCGTGCGGCTTCGGCTTCGGCCTTATGCTTGGGGCAGTAGCTGCCATCACACACAACACCACACCGGGCGCATGTCCTTAGCGGGCGCTTAGGCATTCAGTTCACCTGCTGTCTCGTCATAGGACTTGCCGCAAAACGGGCAGTAGCTCGCACGAATGAACGTCTTCTTGGCTACCTTCTTAACGCCTCCTGTCTTCTTGGGCGTCAGGTAACGGAACGTCAAAGGGATGCTTGCACGATGAGTTACGCCAGTATCAGCTAAGCCGAAGAGATAACCACCAATTTCAACTTCAAGGCCGGTCGATCCTTCAGGCATTTTCTGCGTTAGATGCTGTTCAAGCCTGGGATGCATGTCTTCATAGCAACTGCATGTCATGACCAGTAATCCTCACCGCCTGCAGCAAAATAGCCTTTCTTCAATTCGTCCACGATTTCAGGCAATGCCTTACGCAGCTGCTCAACATGCATGCGGTCGGTCAACGGCAGTTGTATTGAATAAGTCAGGTTGTCCAGGCGTTCGATGGTACCTGCAATCTGGTCAAGGCCGGGGTTCATAAGCTGTGTTCTCACGTTCGGCACGCAAGGCAGATGCAAGCCACAACAGCGCGGTTTCAGTTTCAGTGATAGCGATGGAATAGGCGCGGCCGGTATCGGGCTGTGCTTCGGTGCGGGCCTGCTTGAGATGATCGACGGCAGCCATCAGGGACAGTCCTGCCAGTTCGGCTGCTGTGGGCTGGGTGTCGGTGTTCATGCTCAGTCATCAGCCTTTTCATAGGTGGCCGCGAAGATGTCCGGCTTGCAGGGGTACAGTTCGTCTTTCACGCCCTTGATGATCCAATCACCTTTGCTTGCCTTCATCAGCCCTTCAAGGGTTAGGCAGTGCAGGTCATAGCGGTTGGCGTCATAGATCAACTGCAGCCGGTCATCATCGTGGTCAAGCGTAGCCTTGATCAGTTCGGCACTTTCCCGGGTGCCATCCCACTGCATGGCCTGAATCACCACCGGCTTTTTCCGATAGTTGATGTTCATAGCTTGCCTTCTTCAACAAGCTTCAGCTGCATGGTCAGGAGCGAATCAAGGTGCGCCATCATGCGGGTCTTGAGTTCGCCATCGTCCATCTGATCGATGTTGAACACGGCTGAGTTGATTGCGTCATTCAGCCGATCCATCAGCGTGGGGCTCTGATCAGTGGATGACAGCACGCCGGTGATTTCAGACTCATTGGCTGCATCAACCGGGGTGGCCTGGGCGGTATCAGTCATGGTGCGTTTCCTCATCAGGTCAGACAGGGCGTAAACCCATCGCAGCGGGTCAAGCCAACACATGTTCTTTGGGTCATCGCGCTTGAAGAAGCGGTATTCAGTCGGCGGCGGTGGGGGTGGTGGACTGCGGGCCGGTGGCATGTGTCTGGCTGGCGCCATCAGTTGCGGGCAACCACTGACTGGCGGCGTTCGGCTTCGCGCCTTTCCCGCCCTCTGATCATGCTGTCGATGCGGTGGAAGAAATACGCACTGATAACAATGGTGTGCGCCATAAACAGTGAGGTGATCAGGTTGTTGCTTTCCAGGCGCCAGGGCTCAGTCACAAGCAAGGCCGCCATCGAAAAAAACATGATCATCTCGATTGAAGCCATCCGCGCCACTTCGGCTCTGTCATCAGAGCGCTGGCGGTGGCTGATCCGGCAGAACCAAAGGCAGCGCCCTATAACAGCCACATAGGCGAGCATGGCGAGAATCGAAATGACCAACATCAGTTCTGTTCTCCGGGCATGACTTTATCCAAGATTGACTTGACCCGTTTCTCAGCAATCGTAAGCACCGGGTAGGAGAAAAACCCCAAGATGTAAATGTATGCATTGCGCAGGCTTGATTCAGGCGTGATGAATTCACCTGCCACGATGCCGACAAAAAATGAGGTGATGACCTTTGAAAAGAACAGGCCAGCTGTAAAGCGTGGGGAATTGGGTTTGCGGAACCCCAATGAAGCAAGGCCACCGATAGCACCCAATAGACCGGGCAGCGACCATTGCAAGGCAGTTTGCAACATCGAATCCACCGGCTTGACCTCTTTAAAAAAGCAATAAAAAAGCCCGGGGGTTAGGCCGGGCTTTAAAAGGGCATTACTTCGTAGTCTGTAAAAATAATGGTCTGAGCCGTGCGGGAAGTCAAGTTTAGTTGACTATCACGTAACTATGCGACTTGTCGCATCAAGTTCAGACACTTGGCCACCGGCTCAAGGGCCTGCTGGTCGATCTCATCACATACGTCAAAACAGGTGTCAATGAAGGGCACCCAGTCCCGCTGCCACGCTTCTGAATTGAGCCTGACCCCATGCTTTTCAAACAGCCATGCCCTGAACGTTTCCGGCTTGGCCAGCGGGTCAGATGCTGAGTTCTGACCGCCCTGATGCATGTGTCTATATCTGACCATCACACCCAAGGCCACCCATTCTGCTTTTTGCCTTTTGGCCTTGGTCATGCGCTTGGACCGCATGACAGCAAGCAGGTATATCAGGATAGCAGCGTCTTCTTTCCGGTTGTCCGTGTCACCCTGGGGGTTATACATCCAGTGACCAAAGTTGCTGATTGGCCCTGGCAGCGTATCTATGGCGCACTGAATGTGCGCGGCAATGGCATGGTGGGCCTGCACCTCTGAACCTCGGGTGCGCTGGCTTGACTGAATCAGCCTGCCCAATCGGGCAAGTTCAAGCCCTTTTGCCGTCACGCTGTTTGAGGGTTGGTAATAGGCATCAAACCACGCTTGGCGGGCTGTATTGATTCGCATAGGTGGCGCGCTCCAGAGTCAAACCTATGCGCGCAATGAGTAGCGCATCAGCCAGGGCTTGGCCTTTGGCGACGGCATCAAGGGCGCGCAGGTGGGGATAAAGCATGATTGCGCGACTACGGGCGGCATCCTTGTTCTGGCCAGATAATCCGGCTTTTTTCTTCCATGACACGGGAGTGATCAGGTTATAGGGGATACCCAAGCCCTGAATCAGCCCTTCAACCACGCCAGCGGCGTGGCCAAAGGTAAACATCGACTTAACGCCTTGTCCGGGCATCGCTGCGACAGATTCAATGAATGCATGATTCTGGTCTTCGGCATGCTGGCGCAAAAAGTCCGCGACTACGGCGCCGTTGACTCTGTTCTGGCTGGCAATCTTGATGGTGGGCATGGGCAGATGCGCCACATAGGCGCCATCGGGCCTTATGCAGGCAATCGCGCCAGAGTTGCCAGGATCAATACCAAAGATCATGAAACGATGGCCTCAGGAATCATCGAAATTTGGTTATAGGACAGCTTGTGGACCCGAACAATGCGGGCTTTTTCCACCGCATACGACAGGCCGGGCATATCACAATCGGGGTCAGGCTCCAGGGTGCCGATGGGCTCCACTTCATAGACACAGCCACCGCGGGGGTGCGGATAGCCCCCTGCATACAGGCACGCTGCATCAAACGCCGTGGCGACATAAACGCGGTCCTTTCTGCAGCTATGGTCCGGCATGTAGTCGGCCTGGGACCGAACACCGGTGATTGAGGGCGGCAAAATCAGTTGCCCGGCTTTCATGCCAGGGCGGCCGCCGTGGTAATAGACGATGGGCGCAGGCTCCTCATGCATCCAGGGGGCTAGCATCATGACTGCTGATCCTTTCTTTTTTGTATCAGCTGCTCAAGATAGGCCCACTGTTCCTGAAGGTTCTGAATGCCTTTATCGGGCACGCCTTTGAGCCGGTCAAAAACATCCTGACTGACAAACATCGTGTTTGCAGGCAAAGACGGCACGCAAAAGACCTTAACTTCACTCATTGTTGGCGCTCCTGGCTGCGTCGATATCTCTATCCATGTTTGCACCGGCGCTTCCATCCGAAATGATGCTTAACATGGCATTTCCATTTTCTGGCTTCCTTGCCCAGCGATAACGGTCGGCGTTAGCTTTCAGCGCGTCACGCTCCTCCATAGCCAGATAATATTTCCGCTCGAACTCTTCAAACCCATCATTAGCTCTTTTGAGGCATTCCTTCAGCCGATCTATTTCCGCCTGCAGCGCGCCGGGTGCGGTGTAGAGTTTGATGTCAGGGCCATACAGGTCTTTGGCTGCGTCAGTCCACTTTACCCAGAATGCCGCACGGCCTTTGTTAGCTATGGCCACAGGCTCAGCCGATGCAGTTAGGACCGCTTTTAATATCCTTGGCGCCCACCATTGAGGATCGTTAATTACCGTCCCAGCGGGCATTTCACGCTTTAGCCATTCGGCGAATTGCTCACTCATGACTTTCATGCGTCACTGATCCTCGTTATGCGCTTGCAGTGCTGACACTTGGTCTTTTGCCGCTTGCGCAGGCGGCTCAACTCTTCTTCATAGCGCTTATGAAACTGGTGATACATGGTTTCATCGCTGGCGAGCTGAAGCAGCACAAACATGGGGTCAAGGGTTTCCCCGCATTGGCGGCACTTCACGTGCGCCAGCTGCCGGTCAATGGTGAATTGGGTGTGCTTGCAGGCGTTGAATGTAGAGCTGACCACCTGAAGCACCGGTTCAGATGACCGTTCACGCGGGGCCAGGGGAAACGGGCGCACGTTGTCATCACTCATGCCGGTTCAGGCTCCGGCTCAAGCAGCGCTTCATTGGCTGCGTCTGGCGCCACATAGGCACCATGAATGACGTCACGGCGGCCGCTGGTGGGTGCGCTGACCACGCCTTCAGCCTCCAGGCTTTCCAGCAAACGGCTGGCGCGGTTGTGACCAATGCGAAGGTGAAGCTTCAGTGCGCTGCTGCTGGCGCTGCCTGAGTCAATGACAAAGCGCTTGGCCTGCTCATACAGGGGGTCAATCTGGTCGGGATCGGCCGTGACCGATTCCAGGGCAGCGGCGGCGTCAGTTGGCGTGCCCTCCCCTGCATCCTCCTTTTCGACCGTACCGGGCAGTTCCAGCTGATCGGCGTCACCCGTGATGAGGTCATTGCCTTGGTTGTAGTCGGAGGGAGTCAGCACCAGCAAACACAATTTGCCTTCAGAATCCATCAGGTCATGCTTGTGCGGACTGTCCTTTTCAACGCTGGCCACAATCTTGATGCCCGTAGTGATGTTCAACTGCTTGAGCGTCACCGGTATGGCCACTGACTTGCGTGCGGCAATGATCTTCACAGCGCCTTTCACAGCCTCGGTCACGGTGTCGTTCAAGCGCATGATGACGGTGTTTTGCTGGGCTTCGCTCAATTTGCGCCAGACGTCGGGCAGGTCGCGCAATTCCTTCAGGCAGGCGTTGATCAGGTCGTGTCCCACCAGTTCAGCTGAAAGCTCAGAGGGTGGAAGGTCCATTTCATGGGCGCGGGCAATGATCTTTTTGTGCTCGGGTTTCATGCGTGATCCTCGGGGGCGGCGGGTTCAGGGGGCATCAGTTCAATCATCTGTTCAACATCTTCACGGGCCATGTGGGGCCAATAGGTTTGCGCCATGTGATGGCAGATGCCTTGGAAAAACCGCATGAATTCGGTTTCCTCCATCTCATCAAAGGCCAGCGACCTGGGGACCTTGCGCAGGAGGGTTCCAACGCCTGGGACAGTGACTGAATCCTCATCACAGGCAACGCCTGATTCCAGCTGCAGGCGCTTGATAGCCTCATGGCTGGTCAGAAGCTCAAATCCCGGGATGTGCTGGCGCACCAGACCTGCCAGCAAATGGGCCTTGCGCCACTGGCCAAGGTCACGCTGCTTAGTGATTTCAGCGCGCAGCGTGTCACCAGCCTTGAAACCCCGGTCAGCCAAAAGCTGCCGGTCACAGCCAAAGCGTGGCACCAGCGCCTTGATCTCTTCGCCGGTTTTTGGATCCACCATGACACGCACGCGCAGATAAACCCGCTTGTTGATCAGCCGGGCCTTGCGCCGGGGGTCAGTCATCACGCTTGGTCTCCAGCACGCAGCCAGCGTCCATCAAGAGGTTGTCTATCTGCTGGTCGCGGTGGCGTTCATAACCGCGTGAACGCACTTCATCCGGCCACATGCCGGTGCCGATCCAAAAGCCCCGATCAATGCTTTTGCTGATCAGCTGGCGCAATTCGGGCGTGACTTCAATCATGGGAACCCCCTTTGATACGTGCCCTGATGTTGCGCAGGGCTTCAGCTGCAATGGCCTTGTTAGGAACGGGTTTAGGTTCGGGCAATCCCTTGGCCTTGGGTGGATCGGGTAACTGATCCCCCATGACAATCAGCTGGCAGGCGCGGGCATATGCCTCTTCGAAGCGCGGCCGGGTCTCCTGCTGACCGTGATGCTGCAGGGCAAAAAAACCGACCTCACGGGCGGCAAAGTAGATGGCTGCATGGCTCCATTGGGCATCACCATAGGGGTGGGAACAGCGGACGGCTTCCAGATAGGCCATGCCCACCGGGGGCAAGCCAAGCTTTTCCGGCTGGGGTTTACACAGGGCTATGAACGTTCCAGGCGACGGGGCAAAGTCGCCTTTGCGCGTGCGGCAGGCAGCAAGGCCAATCTCCAGCTGCTCAATCGTGTTGATTCCCGCATCCATGAACGCCTGCGTCCATTCCTGTTTGGCCGCCATCAGATAGGCGTTGGTTGGCCACGCCTGACGCCATGCGGGGAAAATGGCGCGCATCGCCTTGAACAGCGCATCAATGACCTTGGCTGTCTGGTCATCAACTACCAGGGGGGCGGTGCGCCCTGGCGTGTGTTCATTGGCTGCAGGGACAAGATGCCCTGACGTGATGCCCATTACATCCCCGGCGCGTTTCACGTCTCACCTACCCTTCGGCGTTGACGCCATGACTGGTCATCAAAGTTCGGCGCATCAGACTTGTCATCGTTTTTCGCGCTCATGGCCAAGCCTCGCTTGGTGTAAACCACAAGATCGGCAACCCACTCGATGTGTGATTTGGGGATGGCCTTTGACGACTTGTTAATGACGAAATCACCCAAGCGGTCATCGGTGAATGCCTCAATAGGCACACCGGCCCGCGTGGCGTAGACCTTCAGCGTGTGCTTGTCCGGTTGCCAGTCAGGGGTCATGACAAAAATGCCTTGCGGTATCTCTTCAGGCGGTGGGGGTGGGGGTTGATCAGGGGGTGGCGGGTCTGGTATTCGCGCACCTGTACGCGTGCCCGCCTGCGCACGCTGTTTTTCTTTTTCTGTATCTGTTTCTGTATCTGGGGGCGTTTCTGAAACGTTACATCCCCGTTTCGTCTCTTGCTTCTTGCGCGCCCGATGGGCTGCAACCCGCGCCGTGCTTGAATCTGACTGATATTGGCGCTTGTCCCACGAACAGGGCCTGCCCTGTTCATCAATCAGCTTTTTGGCCACTAATCGCGCCTTGGTTTCCCCCCAATCGTCACAGCTGATGCGCAGCTGAAACGCAATTTCCTCATCATGTAACGCTACATCGCCGTTACTGCAACGTAAGCAAAGCAGCATCAGATACCGGCGCTGGTCGGCTTCTGGCAGCATCTGCACTTTGGGATCAGTGGCGAATTCGGAATACATGCGAAACCATTGATTTGGCATCAGTAGTCACCCCGCATGGTTAGGGGGCTATGTTTCCGGTGTTTTTTTGCGGCTTGCTCTGTCGGGGCCATGATGAAACCTGCCAGCTGCTCTGAGCTGGTAAAACACTCGTTAAACGGGTCCATTACGAAACAATCAGCGCATCCATGGGCCAACGTTGCATGGCTAATAGGGCACGGCTATGGGACGGCTAATCGTCATTAATTCAGCCGGTGCCATACCGGCTGGTAAGATCGGCAAAGGCTTCATGGTTCGTGTCTCTCTTGTTGTCCGTTCAAGCAGCACTTCTGTCTGATGCCTCTTGAATGTGTGACGGGCTCGACATCAAGCTTGAGGCCGCCAGGGAGTGATTAAATGCGTTTAGCGCCACCAGTAATTCACGCAGTGCCTGTTCCACACTTACCGGGAAATGCGCACTAGTGGACGGTTGCGGCCGGTTGACTGGCGTAAAGTCAGCCTTCAACGCCCCCATAGTGAGTATTTCAATTTGCTGTTGTCTGAGCGTCGGGACCGTCTCCCCCCACTGTGCGACGGCTTGTTTGCTGATTCCAAGGGCGCAGGCCAGGGCAGTGATTGTTTTGAAATGTTGTATCGCCTCGGAGCGCGTCACGTGAAATCCCCCGTTTTAGTTAATCAAGAGTCAAGCAGGGTCAACCGCTCCGGTCAATCTAAAACGATGCCTGACGCCCTAGACTTTGGGTCTATGACCATCACTGATCGAATGCAACAGCTGCTTGTGCGAAGGGGAATTCGTCCAAAAGATGTCAAACCGGCCCTGGCGCGTGCGTGTGGTGTAACCAAGCAAGCGGTATGGCGCTGGTTTAATGGCGACACGGGAGCAATTAAAAGTGTTCACATAATTGAAATAGCAAAACAATTCTCGACAACAACAGATTGGTTATTAACTGGCAATGGACCGATGGACTCGCAGCGGTCAGCCATTGAAAAAAAGAACTCATCTTTACAGATTAAACAACCTAATTTTGTCACAATTGAATTGTTCGATTATGCGGGAAGCCTTGAGCTAGACACGTCTCTTGATAGTGACTATGCGGAGGTTATGCAATCATGGACGGTTAGCAAATATTGGCTTGATAGATTAAATGTCAATTACACAAGCACTTCTAATTTAGCGGTTATTATGGAAGATGCTGATGCAATGAAGGGCAGTTTCAATAAAGGTGATACACTTTTAGTTGATAGAGGGATAACAGAATTTAAGTCAGACGGTGTATATATTTTCAGGTTTAAAGAGAACGTCTACACAAGACGCCTGCAGTTATTGCCGGATGGCGAATTGCTAGTCATCCCCGATAACTCCAAATATAGAAGCTATTCAATTTGTATCGAAAGTAAGCAGGATTTCCACGTCTTGGCCCGCGTCCTCCTGGCGTGGAAGTCCAAGAAAATGTGACTGAAACCGTTCCACTCATGTTTTGAAAGCAGCCATCCGGCTGCTTTTTTTATTTCTGTCATTTTTCAAGTCAACCTGAATTGACTGTTTACAAAACTCCACTTTACGTCTATCTATTCAGGCACGTCTGTTTTGGCCAGTAGGCATGCTGTATGTGTGAGTTTTTAGAAACCCCGGCCGGTCAGCAATGGCTTGAAACCAGCATTAATCAGCTGATCAACGGGGAGTCAATCACGATCAACGCCAAGCCTCGGCCGGTGGGTGTAGAAGCCTGTTGCTTCATGCTTGAAGTCGATGTGGCCTTCAACAAGCGGGTTGATCCTGATTTCACGGTCACTCGTGCCCGCCTGCGGGGCAGCCTTCCTGAAGCGTTGATCAGGGATCAGGCCCAAGCCCGCGAAATAGCCCACCACATGCTTTGCCAGCTGGCGCCAGTCGCGGCGCATCACACGTGTGAATCCACCTGGGACGCTCGCAAAGCCCGCAACTCATGACCTGCAGCCTGGGAGGGCTCACATGTTGGTAACAAAAAGCACAAAGACAACCAATTACGCGGCCATATGCAATGCGGTGAAAAATGGCTCGCACGTCGCTCTGATCGGTGCGCCCCACCACGATCACGTCACAGCGGATCGGCAATATAAGGTCATGGGGCTTGATGATGACCTTGACCTATTGATCATGGACGACGACGGGGACAGAACTTGCATTTACCTTGAGCGCTTCAAGCACTGCTTTTCGGCCGTTGAAATCGACGATGAAGAATACAAGGCATCGCTGCTGGATATTTCAGCCCTGGCCAGCAAGCGGCTGGATGAAATGGTTGACTATGCCAAGCGTCTGCATGCTGCTCATGCCTTCAGCGTTTATGACGTGGTGCAGTGGAAAAAGGCGATGCAGAACCGCAAGTTCAACGGGCCATTTGTCATCACTGAGGTGCTAGAAGCCCCGATTGCTTCCCCTATCACCGATCTTGGCAGCTATTACAACGAACGGCTGGATATACGCATAGGCCACATGAAAGACGGCGTATTTGTTGAAGATTATGTCGATTCCCGCCGGTTTGAACCCGTCACGCTGCCTGTTGCTATCTGATGAAGCGCGCCATGACACGACAGCAACGGCGCATCTTGCTGACGTGTCGTGGCGGCGTGGCTGCCCTTTTTTACTTCTCCGTCATGCTTGGTTCCATTGCCCTGGCATCCAGCATCACAGGGTAGAAGCGGCAGCCTTTCTGGCCTTTGAAAAGACCTGCAGAAGCGTACTGAGGCCATCACAACCCAGCACAGAAAGGAAATCTTTAATATGGATGATATGCCGACACCATCAATATGGCGTATGGATGGGCTATATATACAATCCATGCTTCAGCATGATCCTATCCCGATAGCGCACCCGCAAACGCCAGAAAATGAACGGCTCATTCAGCTGGTCATGCAGCTGGGCGCGGGCAGTTATTACCACGTGCGCATGCTGGCTGATGAAACCGTTGTGGCCATCGGCCCGCTGGTCTTTACCACCGCAATCTACATAGACGCAGACGCCACCGGCTTTGCCAAGCGCTTCTGTTTCGACGACTACGAAAAGGCGTATGAACAATACGCCAAATTGACCACTGGTGATGATGAACCGGTCGGGTACATCGCCAGCCGACCTGAGCGCATCAGCGAGCAATCAGCATGAATCCTGACGACTTCCTTTATATGTACTCCATCTACGAAAACCCCCGGGATTATCCAGGCCAGTTTGTGGCCCGGAAATGGGTCATCTCCTGCAGCCCCGTTCCTATCGCTACCGGTGACGTGTACCAGGGCGCCAGCCTTGATGAAGTGCGCAAGCAACTGCCACCGGGACTGCATTGCCTTCCACGCGGGGCACATGATGACCGGTGCATTGTTGAAACGTGGCTTTAACCAGCCCTTAACCAACCTTGGCTGAATCAGGCAGTAGCAGCCGCATGGAATGCAGCCCATGAGAAAAATAAAGAAAGGACAGCGTGTCAGAACCGTTCAGATTCGCCAGCACCGCGGATCACTTGCAGAAAGCTTGGCAACCGTCACGACTATAGAAGCCAGCGTTGACGCCCTGTGCAAATACGTCAACTGGACGATCAGCCAATCAGGCCAATTCCTGGCGCCCGTCACGCCGGACAGAATACGCATCAAGAACTATGGCCATGATGTGCGCATAGGGTGGGATGTTGAGCTGATCCTGATTGATGGGCTCGGGGTATGGGGTATGGCTGATGGATATATCAGCAATCCATTAGATGAAGCCGGGAGGCAGCACGCATGAAGCTATGGGCCAAGCTCTTTGAGATCGCCGGTGTCGGCCAAGTCCTGGCACTGCTTGACGAAAATGAAGATGGCGAACCGGTGGTTAAATTCCTGTACGAAAAGGATGAGTTCGGCCGCCACTCTTTCACTTTTGGCTTCCCGAAATCGGATACAGGATGGTCAAGGGCTGAAGCTTTCTTGAATACGGTTGATGAACAATCAGCGGAGCAAATCATAAAACAGGCTTTAACGATGTTCTCCAACCCCAACCGCAAACACTGAGGTGCCCTATGTTCAGGCGTCTGATTGATCGTCTCAAGCGTAAGAAGCGGGCAAAGGATAAACACGCAGAATGGGTGCCCTCCTACACCAGCGGCCGCACCTTGTCAGGATCGCGGCCGGATGACCTCACAAACCCCGCCAATATCGCAAGCCCCCTTCATCCCTTGAACCCGTTGAACCCCATCAATCAGGCGTATGAAAGCGGTGGTTCAAATCTTACATGTAATGACGATACGCGCCGGTCAATCAGCCAGCCAAGCTATGAAAGCCGGTCCTATGACAGCGGGTCCAGTTCATACAGTAGCTCTGACAGTGGGTCTAGTTCTTCCAGCGATTCAAGCAGTTCAAGTTCATCAAGCGGGTGCGACTAGGTAGGGACATGATCCGTACGCCATATGGATAACATATGCATTGCATCCATATAGAAGCATGATATGATCCACCCATCATCAATATTGATGGTGCTATGGGAGGTTTTCATGATTGTGCAGATAGCGCATGTGAAAGGGGGCGTCGGCAAAAGCACGCTTGCCGTCAACATCGCTGCCAGCCGTGCCCGTCAGGGGCGCAAGGTCTGGTTGATAGATGGCGACCGCCGCCCCTCTTCAATCAAAGCTTTAACGATTCGAAATGACAGCGGTGTTGAACCGGGCCTGATCGGTAGTCATTACCCTGATGGAAAGGTGTTAAGAACGCAGGTCAAGCTGCAGCGGGACATGTTTGACGACATCATTATTGATTCAGGTGGTCAGGACTCATCCAGTCTGCGGGCGGGCTTGACCATTGCTGACGTTCTGGTGATTCCAAATTCCATTGCTGCTGTTGAAAGCTGGGCACTGGAAGAAATGCATGAACTGCTTGAAGAGACCTTGAGTGCGCGTGAAGGGCTACGTGTTCATTGCATCCTGAACAATGCCCGTCCTGGCTTTGCCAACGCCCGCAATCTGAATGCGCAACGTGTCGTTAAGCTCTTTCCGTTAATTCCAACTGATGACCTGACCATTGTAGGGCGTGACGCCTTTGCTGATGCCTTTGCGCTTGGCCTGTGTGTTGAAGAACTAAAGCCCCGCAATGTCGATGCCTGCGACGATCTTAAAGCGCTGATGAACCTGATTTTTGGAGACGCCCCTGATGCCTAAAGCACTGAATAACCTGCCCCCAAGCATGCGCAACAAGCCTGCGCCTGCGCCAGCGGCGGAAGCGGATGACAAGAAACTTGAAGCCTTTATTGATTCAGCCCCTGACAGCGGTAAGGCCAGCCCGGCCGATGAAGCCAAACCGGCCAAGCGCAAGGTCAGCATGATTCTGGATTCAACACTGCTGGATTGGGCTGATGCAGAAGCAAAGCGGCGGTTTCAGAATCGCACTGATCTTGTCACCGCTCTTTTGTATGAAGCCAAGCTGAAGTCAGAGCAAGGCTGAAAAGAAATGGAGCCGGGCACGGTGGTCAGACCGTGCCCGGCGATGCGACACACAAACACCTTTTGCCAGGAGTCAGGAAATGCCGCGTGTGGATTATAACGACGTTTTATCAGTTTCACTAAGGGAAGCCACAAAGGTGCCCTATTGGCAGCTGTCAGGGTATCTGGCGGGCCTCCCACCGATTTTCAGGCGGGTTCTGCTGGCCTATCTTTCCAAGAGTGGCAGCCAACCCAGAAGTCACGCAGGCCAAGGGCATTGACGGCCTGTAGAGCCGTCAACGGGAGACGAGCATGGTTCAGAAACGTATCAGGCGTTCAATTGCAGATATCCAGTATCGGTATAACAAGGGATATGAAAAGCATTGGGCAGTGGGTGGCAGCATAACTCTTACATTGAAAGGCTGCGGCCATGTTGTTTTCAGAAAGCTATCCCAAGGCGTACCCAAAACTGGCTTGGTGTTCTGTACCGAGTGCGAAGAATTGCGCGATGGGCGTATCTATTACCAACAAATAGGCGAAGGGCCAATGATTAGATGGAGCTGGGACGCTGAAACAGGCTTTCCGGTGGGTAGCGAAGTGCAGGAAGGCCAAGTGGCAGCGCTTCTACAGGCAGCGCCGGACAAGGGCATAGACGGCTAGCAAGGCCGTCAACGGGAGTTTTATTTATGAGCCAAAAATGTAAGGGGTGCCCTTTCTGTGGCGGTCCTGCTGATGAGTACATGAAGTATCTGGCTGAGGCGGTGGAGCTGCTGCGTGATGCAATTTCTTATATCCCGCCTTCTCACATGACCGAAAACATAATAAAGCGAAGCAATGCACTAATCCACGGTGATAAGCCAGAGGTAAATCATGAGTGAAGAACTGAAGCCGTGCCCGTTCTGCGGCAGCACAAAGCTTTCCGATTCCAGCAATGACCTCGCCTAATCGCTGTATATCTTGAACAAGGGTCGGCGCGGGGTTTCCCGCGCCTACTGCTAACGCAAGCTTTGCCCGGCATTACGTCACACAGCTTGCTGATTATAGAGGTGAACCTATGGTTGTTCCGCTTATTACTGATCAGGAAGAAAAAGTCGTTGATAAGCTGGCAGACGCATGGAATGAATTCATGCTGCTTCCAGTTGAACACTCTGATGATCAACGCGAATTTCGCACAGCCATTCACGCATGCCAAAGCATGATCTTGGCCAGGGTCGGCCGTCGTCAGCTGAGCGCACTTGAACAGGAGCGGTAAAGGATGCTGAAAATCGGAGGTTCCCTTGATTCCACCCTTGGCAACTACCTCTTGCTTGCCAAAATGACCTTTGGGGATCAGTCCCCGGCAGCAAACTACCTGCGCCAGAAGATTGCTGAATCACCCGCTGGCTTTGATGAAGAAGTCATCCAGGATGAAAGGCAGATGGTTTTGCTGTTATCCCAAATACATGCGGAAGGCGTTGCGTCCTTCATTCCAAAGGAAATCATCAATGACAAGGAGGCCGATTAGATCATGCGCAGAATCAACAACGATTCGATGGATTCAACGCTGGGCAACTGGTTTGTGCTTTCCAGGGCAATGTTCGGGATCGACTCCCCGGCTTCAAAGTATCTCCTCGAAAAAATGATTCATGCTGAGGATGGTTCTGATACTGAGGTAACGGCAACACAGACACAGATGGTCGCTCATCTTCAAGAACTGAACCGAAAAGGCGAGCCGGTAGACTTTGCTAAGCCGTTGCCAGCGACCACCTGAAAAGACATGGCTTTTCAGTTTGCTGTCTACAAATTTACTGTTGCTCTAAATCAGCCCGTACCTTAGCGGTCTTTTGGAGACCCTGAAGGGGCTTTCCTGTCTACAAATTTACTGTTCAAACGCTTTTCTATCCTGACAACCTTGCGGTTGATTAGCTAAAAGCCACTCACTCCTGCATCTCTATCCTGACATTTTTGCGGTTGGTCCTATCGGATAGGATATGGCTCAGGGCTATATGTAATGTTCTTGTTTTTAACGGTTTTCATAAAATCAAAAAAGGCTTTTCCTTTTTTACTTGTTTTTATCTTGTTTATTCTTGTTTATAGGAGGCTGAAACCCGCGCCAGCCGTGGCCTAGCGGGGAGCTATCCTGACATTTTTGCGGTTATCCCTGACATTTTTGCGGTTATCCCTGACATTTTTGCGGTTATCCCTGACATTTTTGCGGTGCTATCCACAGGCCATTTCATAGGGATACTTGCCTCTGATACTTTATCCTGACAAACTCGCCGCCCGACAGGATAACCGCAAGGATGTCAGGATATGGATAAGGTCGCGGCTTTACGCCCACAACAAAACGACCAGTTGAATGGGGCTGAGCTCGCCGTTTTTATAGGTGATCGGTGGGTGTCCATGGGAAATGCGCTGAATCGTGCGGGCCATGGCCTTACTCTTTCTGAAAAGCGTCTGGTAGCTCTTGCGCTTACAAAGATCGATAGCCGCAAAAAATTACCTTCTGGCACGATTCTCAAAACGCGGATATTTGCGCTTGAATACGCTGAAGCGTTCGATGTGGATGCTGACACCGCTTACACACAGTTGAGGTCAGCTGGTAAAAGCCTGCGCACTCGCAAAATTACTTTCTATGAACCGGCCCATAGGCGGGGCTCTAAAGTGCCTACTCCAACCCAACATGATATGCAGTGGATTGGCCGCGCATCTTACCAAGATGGGGAAGGATGGATTGAGCTTGCATGGTGGCCTGAATTGCTTCCGGCATTAACGGGGCTAAAAAAGAATTTCACCAGCTATCAACTGAAACAGGCCAGCGCCCTGCGTTCTGTCTATTCATGGCGCTTGCTTGAGCTCTTAACCCGCTTTGAATCAGGCGGTAAGGGTTGGGCTGAATATGAAATTGAAGATTTCAGAACCTCAATGGATGCGCCTCCTAGCCTGTCTGACTATGGGCAAATAAAGCGCCGCATTATTGATCCGGCTGTTGCTGAACTAACCCAAAAAGATGGATGGGACATTCAAATCAAAGAGCTCAAGGCCGGGCGTAAGGTCAAAGCCCTACGGTTTGACTTCAAACGTGATGAACAATTAAGGCTTGCGCTCACCTAGTGGTGGGCGTTCTGGCTGCCCTATACGTGCACTAGCCATCTTTCCCTACTCGCTGCACTGGTAAAAGCTGCAACGCTGGCCAGCACTCTGACCGCTGCCCGCGGTCACAGCAATTAGCCATGCGGCGTGCGGGCTGTTTGCCCTCCCAGCACCCTGCACGTCTGCATGGCCGCCCCTCCCGTCAGACCCGCTGCCCACCTTCCTGGCCCGCTGCTACTATCCGCGGCATACGCACACGCCAAGGAAGCAGCGCCCATGCCTTACAAACGTAAAGACTCCCCCAACTGGTGGATTTGCTATACCGCCGCCGATGGCACCTATGTTCAGCGCTCGTCCGGCACCAAAGACAAAGGTGCCGCCAAAGCCATGGAACAGGAAGAACGGGCCAAGGCATGGCGTGAAAAGCAGCTGGGCATCAAACCACCCCGCACCTTTGAAGACGTGATCAAGCGCTATCTGCAGCGAGCCGAACGCCTGCAGCGCAGCTATACAACCACGCTTTACCGGGTCGAAACGCTGCGTAGCCACTTTGCGGGCAAGATCATGGGCGACTTGGCCGGTAAAGACATCCGGGCCTTCATTGATGCCCGTATGGCGGACGGTGCAAAAAACGCGACGATTAATCGTGAACTTGGAGCGCTTGCGGCCGCTATCAATTACGTCAACACAGAATATGAATGGGACCTGCCCAATCCGGTGAAGGGTCGCACCATGCGCGAACCGGAAGGCCGGGTGCGGTGGATCACACGCCAGGAAGTGGCTGCGCTGTGCCGGGCAGCTCGGGACCAACGGCACGGCGAATTGCTGGAAGCTTTCATCAGGTTGGCGGTAAACACCGGTTGCCGCCGTGAAGAGATGCTTGGTCTGGAATGGCGCCGGGTTGACCTGACCAACAAACTGATTCACCTAGAAGCCGAACACACCAAAGGCGGACGGCGGCGCAGCGTGCCAATCAATCAGGGCGCCTGGGATGCCCTGCAGGATCGGCTGACCTATCGGGCCACGCATTGTCCGGCAAGCCCCTGGGTGTTTGCGCGGGAGGATGGCGAGCGGGTCAAAACCGTGCGGGCGGGGTTTGAGTCGGCGTGTAAAACGGCAGGCATTGAAAACTTTCACATCCATGACCTGCGCCATACGTTCGCAGCGCATCTGGTCAGCGGTGGCGTGCCCCTGGCTGAAGTGCGTGACCTGCTCGGCCATAAGTCAGTGACGGTCACTGAACGCTATGCGCATCTTGCGCCAGCAAGGGTAAGAAAAGCAGTGGAATGGCTGGACAGTTCGGCGGATGAAGAAGACGGCAGTGCGTTACGTCTGCGTTACGTTGATTCACCAGTGCAGCGAGAAAAACACAGTGTCGTGCCGCTAAAGCCCACAAAGGGCGCGGCTTCTGGCGGGTAGTTGGAATGGGCTTAAAATATCGCTGCACTGGTTGACTTATCCAGTGCAGCAAGAGGAAAGCCAGCAATAATGCGGGTTCTTGGGGATACAAAGCAGAGAAGCAGAGTCAAAGGCGGGTTTTTTAATGTTACGTTCGTCTACCGGTTACTTGCGCCCGTCGCTATGTGATGCAGTTCACGCGGGGTTTTGCCGATACTAGGGACATGCCAGCCAAAACGGCGCGGCCTTACAGGACGAATCAACATGACTGCTGTTGCCACTACCCCCGCCAAACCCTCCCGCATTGAATACCGCATTACTCGCCACAACGGTTTTGATATTCAGCGTGTGCGCCCCCCGCTTGAAGGCATGCGCAAGATCACTGCTGACCATCATCAAACCTACTTCTACGGTGAATACAGCCACCGGGATGTTTGGACGGCTGATGGCTGGCTGGTAATATCGGTGTTCGGTGCCGACGGCTTGCAAAGTGGTTTGCGCAAAGGCACCGCCGTGGCCTTTGTCACGTTTGATCCTGAAACCCCCCTTTACGTGGATATATCCAAGCGATGAACAAGGCGCCCGACTCTTCCAGCCATAATGGCGACCCGTTGTATCTGCGGGGACTAATAGAGCGGTCGGGCCTTTCCATCCGGCAGGCGGCGGAGGTTATTGGAATTCGCCGCTCTGAATTGCAAAGCTATCTTTACGACGAAGCAGACCCACGCCATAAAACGGTGACTTATCCCGTGCAATACGCGCTTGAGTGTCTTGCCGATGCAGCAAAGGACCCCGCCTAAACGGGGTTTTGTTACCAGTCATCAATGTGGCAATGGTCTTTCCACGTGATGTTATGCGCCAGCACCTGACGCAGGGTGCCATCAGTTAGCGTTTCAATCTCTTCCTGCGTAAGCCGGATCGGCTGCACCCACGCACAGCCGGTGTCTGACACATCAGTCTTTGCGTTGCCAGTCACTGCGCAGCTGCTCACGCACACCGTCAATGGCAGTATCAGCCACCTGTGCATTAGTTTGATTCCTATGCTGGGTTTCAAAGAGGATGCGGTTCGTGACGGCTTCGGCTTTACGCGCTTCGGCCTTCGCATCAGAAACGGCTTTTTGCGCCTCCTGCTCTACCTGCCGGGCTCGGTCTTCGGCAACCGCCACTTGCGTTTTGGCCACCACCACCTTGGCTTCTGCTTTGGCCGTCCCACGGCGGTGCCCCCAAATCGCGCCCGATATGGCCGCTAGTAAAACAACCAGGGCAGGCCAGCACTTGCCGATCAGTTCGCCAATGATTGCAAGCGTCATGTGTCCTGGGCTCCATATCTCAAGTTGCCTGCCACGCGGTTCACCCAGCCCGCCCCGAACTGTTTGAACTTTTCCAGGCGCGTGATGAACTCCAACCGCTCCGCGTTAAAGTTCATGACTAGATCAGTCACGGTCATTGCCTTGATGGCTGCTAACGTCAGGCGGCCCACGCTTCCATCATCAGTCACACCCACTGCCCGCTGCAGAAACCGGATGGCGTTTCCCGGCCCGTGGTTGACCTGGGCATCAAACACCTGAAAGGCAAAGCCCGGGTCCAACTCCCCAAGCTTGCCCCGGTCCCAATAGTCGCGCCTGTAAATCTCTTTGGCTTGATAGAGGGTCAAGTTCTTAATGTCCAAATGCGGATAGGCCATGGCGCTGATGCCATATTTAGTGCCTTTAAGCTCACCTACCCCCACGACGCCGGACGTCCAGTTCCCCCGGTCAGCATGGATATCCTGAAATTTCCCTTCATGGCCGACCACCCGTTCAAAGGCCACATCAAAGTTCATGGGACTTCTCCAGGCGAAAAAAAACCCGCATCAGCGGGCGGGGTCTGGTCCTTAGCGGTCATTGATCGAACGTCCACGTTATGGCGTAGATATCCTGGGGCGTGTTCTCTTGCAGAATGCGCGCTTCAGTGATTTGGCGAACAGCCGTAAGGTGGGCCATTACCGGAGTGATTTCCGCATCCTGGCTAATGATAAAGCTCACCAGCTCCGCCAGCGTGATGCTATCCCCCATGGCCAAGCGCGCCGCGTGAATAGCAGTAATGAAGGGTGTTTCGGGCTTTGCGTCATCGGGTGCCCTTAGCCACGCCCTGGCCTCATGACGCATCAGGGGCCACGTAGCCGGATCATAGCCGGTGAACCGGTTTTCCAGGTTGTCGCGCAGCTGGCTGTACTCTAGGCGCAACTGATCTTTCACACCGAGTCGGGCATCACTGATTGCCTGTTGTATCTCTTCAGGCGAAAGGTCAATGACGTTCCACGTTTGCCGGACGCTGTTGCCCTCTATTACGTAGTCCCCCCTTTCAAAGCGCTGCTTCCAGTCAATAGCTGGGTAGGGATCAATTGAGACGTAGGTATAACCAAACTGTTGAACGTCATAAATGGTGGGGTTTACCGGAAAACTTACGTTAGGATGGCGACGGCGGATTTCATCCATCGTGAACACTTGGAACGGGTCCAGGATTGCAAACAACATAACAAATACCTCTAGGCGGCAACGGGTAGCGGCTCAAGCCACAATGCGGCGTTGGTAGGGTTTGATGTGGTGGAAGCCACCGGCACTTCGGGCAGGCTGACAAGTGCGGTTTTGCTGGGTTTAAAAAAATCCATGTAGGGTGTGGTTAGATGCCAAACCAGAAGCAAATCACCTTCTGCCGACATATCCTGCGCCTGTGCTGTGCCGATGGCCTTATCGGGTGTACCTATCAGGCTGAAATTATCCGCGCCGTCGTTGGCGTAGAGCCTGAGCGTGATTCCATCCGGGGTGGCGGCTGATCCGGTTGTGACAAGCGCTGCGTTTTTGCTCAGTGCGCAGCCATAGGTAAATGATGCGGTTTGGTCAGGAAAGCCGGTCACGCGGGTCAGATTTGCCCCACTGCGTTTCCATAAAACCTGTCGCATTGATGCACCCGTGCTGTGGACTGAAACAAGGTAATCGCCTGATGCGTCCAACTTCATCTGTCTCAGCGCTGCTACTGGGTTGACGTCGAGCGTTCCCGTCCGCGTGTAGGTGTCGCCACTGCGTTGCACAATGGCTATAAAAGGCGAAACGCTTATACCTACAAAAGCAAAGTCGCCGTTGGCACTAATAGCTACCGAAATTGCAGCTGAGCTGGAACCCAAACTAGGAACGGACAGCTTTTGCGACGGCACGCCATCAGTCAGGCGGTATATAGCGTAATAGGGTGATGTAGAGATACCCATTATTAAATAAGCACCGTCTGATGACACACTGACGGCGTTTCCTTGGCCTCCGGCCCCTGTAATCGTATCGGTTCGTTTAGTGAAGGTGTCTCCTGAGCGTTCATAAAAATGCAGAAACGGTGACACTGAGGTCGTGACGTATAGGAACCGCCCGGATGGATGCCACGCCACCCCCACGGGGTTGCCTAAACCCGTATGGTTAAAGGGAAGTGCGGTAATGGTTGACCCGGAAATTTTGCGCATTTGTAGGCCGTTCGTTGTGGTACACGCAAAAGCCGCGTAACCATTGCGCGCATTACTGGCGGCGGTTATAGGCTGTATGCCCAACAGGCGGCGGCTTACGTTCATCGTGAGTCCTTAGCGGCAAGCACGCCACGCAGAGTCGTTCCATCATGCGTAAACACCAGCACATCAATTCCCGTCACACTTAATGCAGGTGCTGCGCCCCCCGGCCACTTGATCCCACTTGGCCAGGAATGCGAACCGCTGCCGCCGTTGGTAATTTCTACCGAAAAAGCTGTGATGTAGCCCGCTTCTGGTGTCACGTTCACCGTCCACGTGATAGCACCGGCGGCAGTGAGTTTGAAATATGAACCCTTGGCAACATCAAGCGTGACTGCTCCGCTCACATTGCCAAGATTTTGGACCTTTTCCCTGTACCAGTTTGAAAACCCCACCAAGGCGGCTATTCGGGCCAGAACCCATGAGGTAGGCGCGGCCTTTGTTGAGTTGTCATCGTTTGCGGGAGTGGGCACGTTCACAACAGTGGTAAACGTAGGCGAGTCGAGAGGGGCAAAACCCTTGATTCGTCCGGCAAGGGTTTTGATATCCGCCGCTATCGACTGCGCAAGGCTTGAAGCGCGGTCGGCTAATGGCATTAGATTGTACCTCTTGCGGTGGTGTAGGCAGCTACAAGGTCAGCTTCAGGATCACCGATACCGATGTTTTGACAGGCTTGTAGTTTTTGCGCAGCGGTGAGGGTTTGCGGCTGGTCGAACCTCACCCGGTTGGCCAGCTCTGCGGTGATCGTTGTTGCAAAGTTGGGATCACTGCCAAGGGCAGTAGCCAGTTCTTGCAGCGTATCGAACGCAGCGCCAGCACCTCCCAAAATGGAATCGCGCAGCGTATTCATAGCCGACTGAATAGAATCAAAAATCTTATCTGCCGACCATGTGACGGTGGTGTTGCCATCTCCTGCCGTGTCGTCAATAGCAGCGCCTGTTGTGCCGCCTGCGGAGCCTTGGGCCATTTGATAAATTTCAGCAATAGCCGCAACGAACGTTGTTTTATTGGCTGTCGGCAGGTCGGCCAGATTGCCGTCCCGCGCCGCTAACGTTGCGATGTCTTCACCCAAGAGAGTGGCAAGGGCAATCAGTCGGTTTTCTGTAGTCATAGCGTGGTGCCTCGGGCGGTTAAGTAAGCGTTCACAAGCTCAGAATCAAGTTCGTCTTGCGGTATTTCGGCGGGCTCGCCGTTTTTGGCTCTGGTGTAATAATCAGCTAGGTCAGCATCAATCTCAGCCTGATAGAAAATCCCACCATCAGTGCCAAGGGTCAGGTCATTTCCAGGGTCGGCGCTGATCTTCGCTATGCCGGTGCCTGTACCCTGGCCACCGGCGACAGGTACGGGCTCGGAAACCACCACAATCAGATTTTCAGGGGCTGGGTCGATGGCAACCGCCAGCTGCTGCCCAATGACAACCACGGGTTCAGGTGTCTTCATCGTGTCACCTCGGGACTCACCATGATTTCCCCTGACAGCGCACGCATGACCAAACCATTGGATAAAGTCAGTTCCAGGTCATAGACGCCTTGCGTCCATTTGAGCGCGGCGGTGTCGTCCAGGCGCAGCCGCAATACGCCCGGGCTTTCAATCGTGATGCCCGGCACTACAGGAGCGGCAGGCGCTTCCGGCACCGGTTCACTGGTGGGGGGTTGTTCTGCAGGAGGCGTGGCCGGATCAGTTGGGGCGGGGCTTGTCGGTGGCGGGGCAGGCTTTGGAAGTTCTGATGCGAGTTCCAGCAAAACAGTGGGACTGCCTGGGTACTCGCGCACCTGCAGCCGGGCGGTAGCATCGGCCATGTCCAGGGGGGGCATGTAAACAATGCGCCCGCCGCTAGCACGCGACCCGGTTGTATCAATGGCCCGGATGACAAGCGTGTCACTGTCGATGGCTTCAGCCATGTGCGGGGCCTGCCTGCCTATCTCCCGGTTCAGCTGCGTGCTGCCCGTCACCCCTCTGATCCAGATTGGCCAGATGCCCGTCAGTCCGTGGCCTGGGGCATGAATGCGCACGGGGGCTGCTGCTTCGATGTGATTGATTTGCGCATACGCCCTCTCAGCGTTCTGCATGATTCTGAGCGTTCGCGCAAAGGTCACGCCCTGATTTATGCGCAAGAAAAGTCGGGCCTGCTGCATGCTGGCTGCTCCAATATCGGGAGGATTTAGCTGAAGGTGACGCTATGAATGTCGGGGGTGAGCGGGTGGGTTGGGGCGGGTATCTCTACGCCGCTTTCAGGGCCTCCAGGCGAACCGATGTAAAAGCCATCCGTTACGTTGAACGTCTGGCCATCGATAGTGATTTGTTGAAACGGAAAAGCATCAAGGCTTTCATAAGTGCCCCTGAATCTGATTCTGAGCGCCCCGGACTCGTACCAAAGCAGGTACAACAATTCGCCGTCTTGTCCCTGGGCTGGCGCTGCGCCCGGAATCACGCTAGCGCCAGCCGGGGCAATATAGCCTTGCGCCCCGGATGACGTGGCCCCCTCCATGGCATAGCCGAACACGTCTGACTGATATTGTGATTGTTCGGAGACGACAAGAATGCCGCCCGTGCGCGCCTGCTCAAGCGTTGCAACCATGCCTTGCGTGCGGGTCACGCGGGCGTTGGTATCGCGTAGAGCGCTGTAAAGCTCGCCCAGCGTTCCTGCTGTGAGGCTGCAATAAATCTGGCTCCCGGCTGGCCAGTCCTGGGCGGTTGTTCCCTCCATGGCCCGTGATAAATAGCCGGTGCCGCTATAGACGGAAGCGCTGATGATCTCCCAGCGTTTGGCGGTTGCGCCTACGCTGTCAGATAGCGTCAACAGGTATTCCCCATCGGGTAAATCTAACGGGCACTCGGTGGCGTCTGCGCTTAGGGTGATAGAGCGCAGCCAATTGTTTATAAAATCCATAGGGCCTCAGATATAGCAGATGGGCTTGATTGAACGGGTCGCCTCATCGGTTACTGGCGACCAGCTGCCATAAATATTGATCAGCGATTTTACCGGCTCCCCCAGCTCGGGCAGATCCTTAACGCCCTTGGGGGTCAGCCCATCGGGCATGAGTTCTACGGTTTTTATGGT